CCAGCGTCCAGGAGCGCGGCGGCGGTCGGTTGCCAATACTTCGGGACGTCTTTCAAATCCTTATAGACCGGGTTCTCCTCGTCGAGGACCTCTTTCACGGTCTCCCGGATCAGGGTCTTTAATTCCTCTTTGCTCATGTTCTCGATCTCCTCGCTTTCATTTTTGGCGGACAGTTCCGCCGCGATCTGCGCAAAGTTCGGGCAGATAAAGCCGCGAATGTACCGGGCGTTTACCCTCATTTCCCGGGTCCCCACCACGCCGCCGCTCATGTTCCCCTCTGTGACGGTGAATGTCTGGCCGTTGGTGGCCGTGACAATGCCGATATGGTCCGCGGAGCCTGTGCAATCTCCGACGCCGTTGTCGTTCCAGTCGTAGACGCAAGCGTCGCCGATCCCCGGGACGTGGGCGTCGTCCTCGACCCAAATCCCCCGGGCCTTTGCCACAAGGGTATATTTTTCCACGCCGCACTCCGTCCCGGTATATGCGGCGATCCCGGCGCGGATATAAGCCGCCGAGACCGTGGTTGCACAATAGGCGTCCGCGGTTTTCACGGTGTAGCCTCGGGCGAGGGGCTTGTACCCATTATAGACGTTCAAAATATCCGCATGGAGGGCGCTCCCCTTCTTTGCCCCGATCCACGCCTTGATCGTATCCGCCACAAGCCGCCGGAGCTGGGCCTCCGTCACGCGGCCAGGAGCCGCCGGGGCGTATTTATCAAAATAGACTTTCCCATATCCGGCGCGGCGGGCCCGGGCGGCCTCGCTCTGGTTCGCGGGCCGCTCAAAGTTGAGGAGGACGGCGTCGGAGGCCGTCCGCACGTCCTGGGCGGTTTTCAGCGTTGCGAGGGTGGTCTTGTAGCTCCCGGCCAGCTCTTGGATCAAAAATCCGAGCTGTGCCTCCAGGTCCCCGACAGACGCCCCCGCCGCCTTGACATAGGCCAGGAGGGCCGCCTTGCGGGTCTTGTGGGTCCATTGTGCGAGGCCATACCCCGCGCCGTCCCCGGCGAAATTGGTATAGGTCCCGGCGTCCACCGCCGCCGTATAGGCGGCGTCTGTGAGGCCGAGTCTTTTCTCGCTCGTGTTCTGGAGGTTCGCCGGATTGAGGCCGCTCTCGGCGTAGAGGTTCCCCATGAGGCCCGCCGCGCCCGCGGGCGTCATTCCCGCGGCGGCGAGACGGTCCCATATGTATTTTTCTCTTTCTGTGGCCGTCATTTTGTCGATCCCTCCCCGTTATCCTCCGCCGCGTCCGCCGTTTTCTGGCTCTGCGTTCCAAAGTAGAACGCAATCACAACGGCGTAAACCGTCATAAAGTCTTGTGCGATCTGCTGAGTGATCGCAAGATAGGCGAAAACCGCCGTCAGGGTTAAGGTTACGATCGACTTCACGGACAGCAAAGCCGCCGCCCTTTTGGCGAGTTTTTCTTTCATGGTCTCGTCTCCTTTCCGGTTATATCCCGGTATCGTTGAATTTGTTCGAGGGCTTGTCCTCTTTCTTGAGTACGGTTTTCAAGAGAAGCAAGAGGAGCTCCCCTCCAAAAAATCCGAGTATCACCCCCAACAGGCCGGACGGGTCGGCCCCGGTCCTGGACATAATGCGGAGGGAGTAGTAGCTCGCAAACGTAGCGAACGCAATACAATAGGCGATCGTCGCCTTTGCGTAAAGGTGAGGGGTTTTCGCTATGCGGCGGGCCAGCTTGGAGAAACGGGAGGGCCTCTTTTTGATCCGTTTTCCCTTCATGGTGCTACCCCGAGGAGATAGATCAAAGCGCCGACGAGGGCGGTCACGAGTCCGCCCACAATCCCGGAAATGATTTTCTCGACCATGTTCTCCCACCTCTTGGCGGGCTTGCTTTCAATTCCCCCGACCTTTTCGTCGAGGGTTTTCACGTCCTCCTTTATGTCCTCGATCGCCTTTGTGGTGTGCTGTTGCTCCGTCGCCATAACCTGGACGGCGGTCGCAAGGCGATTGACGGCGTCGATCTCTCCCGTTAATTCGTCGATCCTGTGGGTGTTTGACTTGCTCCGGGCCTCCACCTCGGCCATTTTTACGGCCATTTCTTCTAAATTCACGTCGTTACCTCCTCCGCCGCCTGGATCGCGGCAATAATATCACGCTTGAGCGTTTTCCCCGAGAGGTTGATCCCGCGCTCCCCGGCGTATGCCTTGAGCTGGGGGATCGTCATAGCCTCCAGGTCCACGGCCTCCGCCGCGTCGGACAGGGCCGCCGGGGCGTCCTCCTCGGCCTCTCCGGTGTAGGGCTCCCACCCATAGACTCCGGGCTCCCATACATTGGAGGCCACGGCGGAGACCCATTTCCCGCCGTTGTGGGAGACCTTGTCCCCCTCTCCGTATGCGTCGTGAGCTCCCACGGGTTGGCTCCAGGCGGGCCACTCCTCGGACGGGTCGGCGATCTGTGTCCAGAGGGAGGTCTCCGCGGGCGGCTCCCACCCGGTTTGTGAGGTGTGCGCCTGTACGCACCGATAAAGGAGGCCCTCGTGTGAGCGGATCGCCCCGGCTTTATAGGAGACGTCCGGGGCCCACCGCTCAAACTGTGCGGCGTGTTCCGCCGCGGTGGTGTCGTCGATCTGGCCGCCCTCGGCCAGCGTCACAAAGGCCAGGGACGCCACGGCCACGCCCGGGGCCATTTCCTCCACCGCGGAGGCGACCGGGGGCGTGTGGTCTGTCTCCACAAGGACGCTCTCCAGCTTGTACCACTCATAGAAAAAGCCTCCCTCCTGGGCCCCGCGGATCATGTCCCCGATAATGCACTCGTAGACGCTCCGCTTGTCCTCCTGTTCTCTGGTAAAGGAGACGACCGGGTCCGAGACCTGGATCGCCGCGTCTGATTTAATGCGGAGGTAGCGGAGCGGCCTCCCGCCGTCCCTTGTTATGCCGATCGTGTACTCAAGCATTGATAACTCTCCTTTCTGGACGCCTCCCGGACCACGTTGTTTAATACTGGCCGGATCGGGCGGACGTGTTTGTCATACTGTTTTTTACCCGCGCAATGTTTAAGCTGTCCGGCCCTGGATAAAATGCCCCGGGCCTGTTTGGGGTCCACCCGCCGCCGCGCCTCGATCCTCTTTCTCGCTCTGGTGCATTGTCTTTTGAGGCGGAGGAGGTTCCGCTTGCGGATCAGGGTCAAGCCCCGTTTCATACGGTAGCCCACGGCGTCGACCATGCGCTTTCTCGTGTTGTAGACTTGCCAATTTTCCTTGAGCCGTAGGCCCATACGGGCGAGGTATTCCATGATCGCCCGGATCGCCTTGTGAAGCTTTTTCTTGTTTGGGCCGAAAAATGTAAAGTTGTCGATATACCGCGCATATCGCCGGACGCCGAGCTTTTCCCGGATATAGTGATCCAGGGGCTCAAGTACGGCGTTTGCGAGCCATTGAGACAGATAAAAACCTATCTTGATCCCGTACTTTATGATCCTCCATATGAGATCAAGAAAAATGCAATCCTTAATTTTCCGCCGCAAAAACCGCATGACTACCCGAGGGGAGAGGGAGTCGTAAAACTTCTTTATATCCGCCTCGACGCCGTACTTTGTGCCCTTGCGGTCCTTGTCGAGCCATTTCTCGATCGCCTTTTTCTCCCTGTGCGGTCCCCGGCCTGGGATACTCCCGCAACAAAAATGATCCATACCCCGCATGAGGATAGGCCGCAAAACCTGTACGATCATGTGGTGGACGTATTGGTCCGGCCAGAGGACAGGCTCGTTTATTATGCGGGTTTTCCCGGCGGTCGGGTCGTATTGCTCAAAGGTCCGGGGCGGTTTAGGGTGGAAATCCCGGACGATCTCGCAAAGCTCCTCCGCCCGTTCCTCTTTTGTCCGCTCCACCCATTGAGCGACTTTGTTGTCCTTGCGGTCCTCGTTTATTTCTTCGATAGCCTGGAGGGCGTTTTCCTTGGTGCAAAGCCGCTCCATTAAAAATCCTGTTCTTTTCATGTGTGCCTCTCGGAATGTAAATAATTTTTCTTATTCACCTCACGGTCTTTCAAATCCAAAAGGGCTTACTAAACCGTGTCCCTGCGGCAATTTTCACCGAGCGGTGTGGAAAAGACTACGCGGTGAGACTATGTCTTGAATAAGTAGGCGCGAGCCGAGGTTGGCGTTGGTGTTGGTGGGCGCGTTGTTGCCGTTGAGGTAGAACGGCCCCGCGTTGGTGCCATTGCTATAGTTGCCGCCGACATTGAGGGCCCGGACCCCGGTGTTATAGTTGCAATAATCCGGGACGCGGGAGCCATAAAGCCCGGTCGCATAGCGTAGTCAGTCCCGCGGGGCGGGCGGGGCCCGCCCCGGTGTGGGTTTGTGCTTGTCGTTACCTCCGGGGGGTTGCGACCCCCCGGTCCCCCTAGCGGCTACGCCGCTTTAGGGAGCTTTTGAAGGCGCGAGCCGAGGTTGCCGTTGGTGTTGGTGGGCGCGTTGACGCCGTTGAGGCAGAACGGCCCCGCGCTGGTGCCACTGCTATAGTAGCCGCCGACATTGAGGGCCCGGACCCCGGCGTAATAGCCGCAATAATCCGGGACGAACGTCGTCTCGGACCCGCCGACCTCCGACGGATAAATAAAGCTCGGGTCGCTGGAGTCGTGTCCCCACGCCTTGATCCAGCCGCTTGTCGTTGCCCGCTTGTTGCTCCGCACCACGGCCCCGGTCCCGTTGTAGGTGTCGGAGAAGTTGGCCGGGTTGTTGTATGTGGAAATATTGGCGTCGGAGAAAATAATCCCGTCCCGCCACTCGCGGACGTTGCCCCACGGGTTTTCAATGCCGCGGTACTGGATCGCCGTCTGGCCGTCCGTTCCGGCGGCGCGGCCCGTGTGGTAGCTCATGGAGTCAGTCGCGCCCGTGTTGATCTTTGCGCTTGCGCTTACCACGCCTTGCCCGATCGCGGTCTGGCCGTTCCAGTCGGCAAACTCCACGATATACAAAAACCACCACGTCAGTTGTAAGGCAATATCCGCTTGCCAATACTCCGCGCCGAGGGCGTGTATCCCGCTCCTGAAGGTGGCGAGGTTCGTCGAGACCTTCGGGGCCTGTCCGCTCCTGGACATATAGGAGCCGTCGCACTCATAGCGGCCAATATAGACGACGTCCCGCTCCCCGACGCCGTCCCCGCGGTCCCGGTGGGCCGGGGATACCTGATAGCCTGGGGTCGCCTTGTCCGCGATCTGGACCTTAAAGGGCGCGTGTGATACTTTTACCCAATATTTCGGGATTTTTACAAGGACGTTATTTCCGTCCGTGACTTTCGTCATACCGGACCACGGGAGGCAGTTATCAAAGGGGGAGGACCCGGCCCCGTTTCCCACGGCGGGGACAGGGTCCGCGAAAAGTCCCGCGTCGTCCGTCCGGGAGAGTTTGGTCGTGCTGGAGCCGTCCCACGACGCGCCGTAAATGTGGACATATGCGAGGGAGAGGGTTTTCGACTGGCCGGAGGCGGTGATCTGGACCGTCCCGCTCGTGGTCTGGCCGTCCTTTGTGGCCGTGATCGTGTAGGTGCCCGCCTCCTTTACCGTAAAGACAACGGAGCCTGTGGAGGTTTTGGTCTGTGTGCCGGAGTCCTTCGTACAGGTGACGGTCGAGCCGCTCTCCACGTTGACGGTAATCGTCGCGGAGAAAAACTCAAGATTGATCGTTTTCGACTGGCCGGAGGCGGTGATCTGAACGCTCCCGCTTGTGGTCTCTCCGTTCATGGAGGCGGTGATCTGCCACGTCGCCGCGTTGTGGACCTCAAACACGACGGAGCCGTTAGAGGTCCCGTCGAGGGTGGTCGTGCCGTCCGTACATGTGACATATGCCCCGGCGGCTATGTTGACGGTGATCGTGGACCGGAAATATTCGAGCTTGAGGGTTTTCGCCTCGCCGGAGGCGGTGATCTGGACCGTCCCGCTCGCGGTCTCGTCCCCCGTGGTGGCCGTTATGGTGTAGGTGTCCGCCGAGGTCACGGTAAAGACTACGGAGCCCGTGGAGGTCTTTTCTTGCCGCTTGCCGCCGCCCTCACATACCACGGAGGAGCCCGCCTCCACTTCGACGGTGATCGTTGCCTCGAAAAAGGCCAGGGCGGCGGTGTACTGTTTGGCCGTATCCACGACGACGTCGACGGTGTTCGAGGGGAGGCCGTCCCGCTCCGCCGAGACGCTCCAGGTCCCATAACTCGGGATATTGAACACGACCGCCGCGCCCGTGGAGGTCTGCTCGTAGGTCTTGGAGCCGTTGGAGCACGTCACAACGGCCCCCGCCGCCACGGTCGTTATAATCTGCGGGTAGAGGCCGCCCGCCGCCTGTGCGGCCTCCAGGGCCTCGTCTGCGGTCTTTTTGGCC